ACTGGCGGCGTCGGCCCGGCGTAGATGCCCCGATTGCCCTCGCCGTAGACAGGTGTGGCCTGGAACTGTGCGCCGACGTAAGCTTGGTAGACCGGGATGCCCGACCCCACCGAGGTGTCCACCCAGCGCCCGGCGACGTTGGGGCCTGTGGTCTTGTAGAAGAATGACTGCCAGGTGTTGCTGCCATCCGCAGCATCGCCCAGCACGCGAACGCTATTCAGCGACATCGGGTGTCACCTCTACATGCCAATCCACCGCGCCATCTGGGTGTTCCGGGCACTGTTGCACCTCGTTGTCCACAAGCTCAAGGTCTTGCAGACAGTGGGCGCAAAAGTACCGCAGGCTCACATCAGTCCACGGTGGCGGTCATGGCACCAGCAGCAAACTGCGGCTGAATGCCGTTGCTGATGGACAGGCTGGCGTTCAGCGCACCTTTCAGCAGCAGGTTGCCCGCGCCTGTGCTGTCCGTGCCGATGCCGAAGTGCGTGGCCGTGGCGGTGCCCGCCGTACACTGGCCGAACTGCACCAGCGCGGTGTTGGCGATGGTGCTGACCGTTCGCGTCCAGCCGCCTGCCGTGCGGTTCACAGCCACGCGGGCGTAGCCGGTGTAGCTGATTTCGTTGGTGCTCTGGTTGCCCGCCTCGCCGGGGTCTGCGCTGTGCAGCGAGATGTAAAACGAACCTGCCGTGGCCGAGTTCTGCAGGCCAGCAGCGTCGCCGATGTTCGCCCAATCAACGTTGAGAAACAGAAGGTCGAGGAGTGCCGCTTCGGCGGCGTTGGTCATGGACATGGTGTTTCCTTACGCCAAAAACTTGAGTTTGTAGATTGAAGACAGGTACTGTCCGACGATCTCGTCGATGATGTTCTGCAGCGGCGTGTCGTCCTTCTTGCACACGTCGTAGCGCATCTTCTCGACCTCGGACAGGGAGTCCTCCAAGAACTCCAAGATGTTGCCCGTCTTCTTGGCGCTCATCAAGGTGATCGGGCCGATCAGCCCGTGTCTGCCTTGCGCTGCTTCTGCCAATTTATCGGCCAAGTCCAAGATGTTGTCGTAGAACTCATTCAACGCAACGTGTTTAGCGTAAGAGCGTGTGTTTAGATGAACACTATGACTTACGTCACGAGCCAAAAACAACGTGCCAATGAAGTCTGCCATTGTAGAGCTAGACATGATTTGCAAACGCTCCGTGGTACTTGTTACGCGCTTCGACCGCTACAAGTTCGGCTAGCTCAAGGTCATCATACCGCCCAAAGTAGTGATTTTTGTTGTTGATTTTTAGTTCTACGGTCCACTTTTTTGCTCTGAAACGAATGTTTTTGAAACCGCTAGTGTTGTTGAGCGGGCGCCGTTTGTTACGTTGGTTTTCACCTGCGGTAGCCGCGCGTAAATTTTCAATGCGATCGTTGTCTCGTACTCCGTCAACATGATCTATTTCGTCTGGGATCTCCCCGTGATGCATCAAAAAGATTAGCCGAGACCGCAAATAACTTTTTTTGTTTGCACGCACGTAAAACCGGCCTAAATGAGAATTGAAAGTGCCCGCTTTTGCGCCGGCGAGCGCTCTAGAGTTAGACGTCACTTTCCAGTACAAAGCGCCGTCACGGTACTCAAACAGCCTATGCGCTTCATCATAAGTCATACCGGCGCTCCCATCGGCTCGCCCATCGGCATCTCAGCCGCGCGCTGGTTGACCACCATGTCGCCGACCGTCATGACGTCGCGCAGCGTCTGCATGACGACCTCTTGCACCTGTTCAGGCTGCATGCCCGCGGCCATTGCCTGCAGTCGCCGTGTCTCGGCCTCGTACGCCTTGACCTCGGCGTCCGTCTCAGCCTTGAACTTGTCGATCTCCAGCTTTTGGGCCTCCATCGACTGGTTGACGCGCTGCAGCATGCCGGCCATCTGCTCCATTTGCGCGGACATCGCCTGCATCTGTTGGTTGGCGGCTTGCAGCGCCGGGTTTTCGTCCGCGTCGCTCATGATCTGCGGGTCAATGGTCTTCTCAAACCGCTTGGCAAGCTCCTGCGCGCCAGGCCAGTCCATGTTCTTGACGAACAGGTCGCCCGCCACCGCCCACAGTTGCGGGTTGGTCTGCAGCAGTTGAGCCATCGCCTCCAGCGCCTCCTGACGCTTGGTCGCGTAGCCGGGGCCAGTCACCACCACCACGTCGTATTTGCCGACGCTGGGGTTGTAGATCTTGTCGATCACGATGCCCTGCTGGTTGACGATCTTGCGCACCGGCTCAGGCTGCATGGGACTCATCTTGACCATGCTGGACTCGCCATCCTCGCCAATGATGCGAGCGATGCGTTCCGTGTCGTAGATCTTGGGGATCAGATCCACCAGTTGGCGAGTAACATGACGCACAGCCCGAGCCAGATTATCAACATAGTGGTACGTCCCCGTGTCGCCTTCACGCTGGCGGGCCAAGATGGCCTTGCCTGAGCGTTCGTTGCCTTCCAGCCCCAGCGATGCGTTGTACTGCCCCGTGGTGCCCTTGATGTCCTCTGCAGCCCCCATCTTGGCCTGAATCAGGCCCGTCTGGGCCATCGGAGGCATGGCGCGCTGCGGCAGCGGCAGCGTGTTGCCCGCGCCGTCCGTCACGTCAGGGTTGACCTCCAAATACGGCCAGTTCTGGGTGTTTGCAGTCTTCCACTGCATCTCGTACCCTTCGAACTGCCCGCCGTAGCCGATAAACGGTGCTTTGGGGGCCAGCGCCAGCATCTCGGCCTCTTGGCTTGTCCAGTAGTTGTACATCCGCTGGGCGTCCTTGGCGTTGCGCACCAAGCCCGAGACGTACACCCGGCCATCGACCTCATACTCGTTGCCGACCACCCGCACCACGGGGATGTACTTGCCGGCCCACTCCTGCTCCTCAAGGATCTCGTAGCCGTTGATCTTGCACCACTTGATCTTCTTGCGGTCGGCCTGGCGCGAGCGGATCGGCTTGCCGAACATCGCCTTGAGTTCCTTGTCCTCAAGCGACCCGGCAAACGCCGTCTGGTTGCCCGGATACAGGTTCAGCGTGGCGGTGTCGTAATCGACGTAGAAGTACTCAGCGATGCGGATCGTGTCGTCGTTGATCCACTGGCTCAGGGACTGGTCACCCACGCCCAGACTCATCAGCGTGTTGGCCGGCGACGCCTTGGGGTACAGCCGGTGGTACTCCTCGCGGGTGATGTCCTCAGTGATGAAGCACCACTTGGCGTCAGCCCCGCAGGGGTCTTGAATCATCGGGTCCATGTAGACCGAGAACGAGTTGCGCACCCGCCCGATCTTGATGTCCTGATCGAAGGTGTTGTCGTCGCAGTACTCGGTCAGGATGCGGATGTAGCCCTCACCGAACGACACCTGGTTCTCGCAGGCCGTGTCGTAAGCCACGTCGGCGTCAGAGATGTACTCAATGTGCCGCACCACGCCGTCAAAGATTTCCGCGACCTCGACGTCGGCCTTGTCGTCAGCCGGGATCACCTTGCCGCTGGGGCGGTTCTGCCGCTGGTCGTTGGTGACCTGCCGGACGTGCTGCGGCAGCTTGTTGATCGTCAGGCACGGCCTGGCGTTGATCGTCTGCCCCTGCACCGCGCCGCGGGTGGCCAGAACGTCTGCTGGCCACTGCCAGTGGTTGTCCGGACTGCCGGCGAAAAACTTCAGGTCGTCAATCTCGTCTTCCCGACTCTCGCTGTAGGCCGAAATGGCTTGGTTCAGCCGGGTACGGGCGGTGGCCAAAACGTCCGATTCGGACTTGTTTTTGCCGCCCCCGCCGTTGGCGACGGCTGCTGCGGCGGTGATTCCCGTGTAATCGGCCATTACGCCCCCATCCAACTCGCCGACATTTGGCTTCTGTCGCGCATTGTAAGCGTTCTGGGGCGCTCCACGCGCTCTCTGGAGGCCACGGGGAAGGCGAACGTGACCGCCAGCGCGTCAGCTGCGTCTGGAGAGGCCAATCCGCGGGCTTTCATGTCCTTTTTTGACTCCAGATAGATCGTTCCGCTGCTGTCAGGCTTGGTTTTTGGCCCCGTCAGGTCCGTTTTGAGCTGCCGGTCCTCTTTGATAGCCGCGGTGCGCAACCAGTCGCGCATCGCACCCCACATTTCGGCCCGTTTGTTGCCCCACATGACCTGATTCTTGGCTTTCCAGCCAAAATTGACGCCGCGCACCTTATACCGCTGCTCGTTCAGCCTGTCAAGGATGCCGTACCCCAGCCCGCCCTCGTCCAGCACCACCAGCGTAGGCTTGAAGTCTTCAATCGCCTCAATGACGTGCCCCACGACCGTCATGGTGTCGTCGCCGCGGTAGCGCCGGATCTCCACCAGGTCGCGCCCTTGCCTGGCCACGATGACGGTGGAGTCTGCCCCGCTGCGCGCCGGGTCCACGCCGATCACGATAGGCGCTCCGGGGTCTTTGTACTTGGCTCGCTTGAACGCCTCATCGACCAGCCTTGGCGCGATGAACTGCTCGTCGCCCGTTGACGGGAACTCGCCGTAGACCTCGATGCGGGCCTGCGGGCTGTCCTCGCCGTACTCCTCAATGATCTGCTCGTAGACGCTCTTGTCCGTGTCCTCGACCGTGCGCGCGTCGATCTGCCGCGTGTTCCAGAACGCCCGCTTGGCGTTGAAGCACTCGTAGAAGTACCCCTGGTTGCGCCGGGGGTTGCTGAACGCCAACCAGAACCTGTGCGGCGTGTTCTCCGTGAAGAAGCCCTGCGCCACGTCCCAGATCGTGTCCGGTATGCCGCTGGCTTCGTCAAAGATCAGCAGCACGCCGTCTGAGTTGTGCAGGCCGGCGTAGGCGTCAGGGTTCTCCTCCGACCACAGCCGACCCTCCGCGCCCCAGTACCGCGTGCCTTTGCGTAGGTCGCGCTCGACGATCTCACTCAGCCACTTGGCCGGCGTGATCCGCGTGGCGCTGATCTCCCACCAGTGGCTGTTGATCAGCATCGCCAACCACTTCGTGATCTCGGCCCATGTGATGCTGCGGAGCTGCGCTTCGCTGTTAGCCGACACGATGACGCTGGCGCCGATGCGCGTGGTCAGCATCCACACTACCAGCCAACTCACCAGCGCCGACTTGCCGATGCCCCGACCTGACGCCGTGGCCATGCGCAGCACCTGGTACGCATCTATCGACCCGTTCTTGGCGATGTGGTCGCGGATGTCGCGCAGCACCTGCCGCTGCCACCCCCGCGGCCCCTTGTGCTTGGCCAGCGGCGTGCCGTTCTCGCCCCACGGGAACGCGAACAGGACGAACTTTTCAGGGTCGTTCGCTATCGCCGGACTCCAGAGCCTGGCCATCAAGCCTTGCTCTTGGTCCGCCGAAAACCGGGGCTCTTGCATCCGTCACCTCATGTACGAGTTCCAGCACCCGCGACTGCGCTTGCTCAAGCGCTGCCGTGATGCTGATCTGCTGCGCCACGTCGATCTGTACCTGCTGCTTGGCCACCCAACCGTGAGCGTGCTTCAGTATCTCAAGCGCCGCCTTGGAGTCGCCGTTCATCGCCGCCTCATGCAACACCGTGGACATGGCGATCTCGCCATCCGCGCGGCCTTTTTGCTCAGCCAACTCCGCAATCGGGTCCAGTTCTCGCAAGCGCCGGTACTCGCTCGGCAACAACCCTGCCGCCAACGCCAGGTTATCACCCTTCAACCCCAGCTTTGCCGCGTCATACACGCGGTTCAGCACGGCCTCCGTGGCCTTGACTTCGCGGATGGTCAGCGGGAGCGACTTGAACATGGCGATCTGAGTATAGCGTAAGCCTTTTCCGTTTGTGTCTGCAAAAATAAAAATGGTTTGTGGCCCCAAAAAATAAAAATTGTCTGCGAGCCCTTCGTTTTTGACCGCTCAGGTCGCCGGCCCTCCCCTCCCCCCTCTCTGCCGTCTGCCGTCTGCCGTCTGCCGTCTGCCGTCTGCCGTCTGCAGTCTGCTAGGTCATGCTAGGTCACCTAGGCCACGCCTATCGGGGTCGCTGCCTTGGCCAGCATGGTTACCAGACCATAGGCAACCTATGCCACGCCATGCCATGCGCCTAGATTGCATATGGTTGCGTGGTGACGCGGGTGCGATGGGGCGATAGGCGATCTAGGCTACGCCTAACCGCGCATGCCAGCCGCCACTGTATGTGTACTGTATATATATACAGTATTTTTTTCTTTTTCCTAAGGGTAGATCATCTAATAGCCTAACTAGCATATCTCCCTCGGTGAGCACGGGCGCAGACACCGCCTAGCCAATGGGCTAGCGTCAAGGCTAGACCGAAGGCCTCAAACCGCCTAAACCCAAGTGCTCTAGTCAACTAACGACAATCCCGTAAGGCCGTTTTGGGAGTTAGGTCATGGTTCTAGGCACCCATAGGCAACACCCATAGCCTAACAATTTGACCCTACACTTCACTTAGGTAACAACATTGTTTTACACTGGCTCTGTCATCAACCAACCGCCTAAGGCGCCTATCATGCTGCACCCTTCCATCCTGACCACCTACAGATTCCACCGCACACAGCGCGTACAGAACCCGATTGACGCATGCGCAGACGCTGCCGACTACTTCGGCGTCAAGGTGTCAACCCTCGCAGCGTTCCTGCGCGTCGTAGGTGTTGACGTTAATCACCTGCGTAACCTGTGAGGCCTGACACCATGATCCGCATCCGTGACATCCTCTTTTCCATCGCCTTCGGTCTCGCGCTCGGCGCGCTGATCGCCGCCGGCATCTAAGCCACCCTCACACATCAGGAGAGACAACATGATCTTCACCAAAATCAAACCAGACGGCACTACAGAGCGCCTGCAACACGTGGCCTACACCGTGCGTCAAACAGCGCCCTCGGAATGGTGCGCATACACGCTCAAGGGTCGTTTGCTGGCCCGCGATCGTCGCAGCGAATTGCATCTGCGCGCAGTCTGTGACTCGATCGTGGAGCCCGTATGACTGCGCCGCTCGCGTTTCCACATAGTCGGCTTGGTAGCGATGCAGATGGGATGACCCTGCGCGACTACTTTGCCGCGAAAGCCTTGCAGGCTTTGCTAACCACGGAATACACCGTTGCGACCGGGCTGTATGAAGGCTGGACGGACTCGTTAGCTTATGAGGCTTATCACATAGCGGACGCGATGATTAAACGTAGGGGAGCCGCTGGACTCCACGAGTCCGCTAGTGGAGCCTGACCTATCCGCCTAGGCGCCCCCAACGGGCGCCTATGGGATGCGCCACGCATCGCACAGTCCAATGCAATCCAATAAGGTAACACCATGCCAAACACCAACAGCCTGATTGTTTACGATGGCCCCAGCGCCATCGATGGAAAGCCTATCGTTGTCATCCTGACGGGGCTCGACCAGTCTAGTGCCAATGGTAAAACGGGGAACCTCGTTCAATCGTTCATCATTCGATCCGACGTTGAGCCACACACGGCGCTTAAGACTGGCGATGATGCGAGCGTATGCGGTTTGTGCCCGCATCGCCCCTTGATCGCTCGCATGCTCGAGCGCGCAGGGCTTCCCTCGGCGCCGTGTTACGTCAAAGTGCATGAGTCTGTTCTGTCAGTCTATCGGGCATACGCTCGCGGATCGTATCCGCGCGCAACATCGGTTGACCAAGTGCGCGCAATGCTGCGCAATCGAAAGCTCAGACTAGGCACTTACGGTGACCCTGCGGCAGCTCCGGTCGCGCTTTGGCAACTACTGGTGTCCCTGAGTGCTGGCCATGTGGGCTATACGCACCAATGGCAGTCCGTAGGCTTTGACGCGCGCGCATGGTCCCCGCTCGTAATGGCATCGGCAGACTCTGCCGACGAAGCCCAGCAAGCCACCGCCATGGGGATGCGCTACTTTCGCGTATCCATCGGCGTTGATAAGGCTCCGCGTGAGGTAACGTGCCCGGCCAGTGCCGAGGGTGGCCGTAAGGCCCAGTGTTCCGATTGCATGCTGTGTGCCGGCACCAGCAAAGCCGCGCGCAGCGTCGTGATCGCTGACCATGCTGCAGGGCATGCCCGGCGTGTCATATCCATTCGCGCAGCATGAAGGGGTTGACCATGAGAACCATGCAAGCACGTTATCCGGGGAAGTGTTCCCGTACTGGCGCGCCTATCCGCCCGGGGGACACCATCGTTTACGTCGGGAAGGGCCGGGCTTATCTGTCCGACCTCATGCCCGCAGTCGACCCTGATTTGTCTTTGGCGCGGTCGATTGACCCTGATTTGGCGGATGCCGACCCGGAGGCAGCATCGCATGCTGGGCGATACCTGCGCCAGAGTCTGGAACGTGGCGTGTCGCATGTTTGGAATTCTGGCGGGCGTGAGTTCTACCGGAATCGCAAGGGACGGTGCGAGGATGCCCCTTGCTGCGGGTGTTGCAACGCGTGAGGATTGACCATGAAACGACACTACGCGCAAACCAAAGCACAAAAGCAAGCCGAATGGCTCGCAGCATTCAATGATTTAGTGGTGACACGCAGGCCCGCGTTATCGGGAAGGATCGAATGGCCTGCAGCGCTGCACTATTTTTATTCGGGGTTGACCCCGCAGGATGCTGCAGATTCCTACTGTATCGCTCGCAACATTGAAGAGGGTTGACCATGTCCCGCAGCAACCCTATGCACCACGCCACGCCACCACGCCCCCGCCCGTGGCCCTTCCCCGTCACGTTACCGGCCCCCGGCCACGCCCCGGACCCTAAGCCCGTGCGCGCGCCAGTGCCCTATCCCGTCAACGCGCCAGCGGCGCCATTCTGAAAGGATCGCAACATGAACCCGATCATGATCCCCTGTCTTGACCCGGATCGACCCTTGACCCCCTCCGAACTGGAGGAGATACGCCGGGAACTGTACCCGGACAAATTGCCAGCCGAAGACCGCGAGCGATTCTGGAAGTTTGTCGTGCCCTACTTCGGGCTGGACGAATCGTTCCAATATACCGACGACGACATCATTGAACACTTGGCCGCATATAACGCAAAGGAGACTGACACCATGACCCGCCACGACCACGCCACAGTAGCTGAACTGATCGCGTATCTCTCGCGCATGGACCCAGACACGCCCGTGGTGCTGCGGGAGGATGACGCGCCCGCAGCCGGCCCTTGTGTCACGCTGGAGGATGTTCTGTACGAACTGACCCCGGTATCGGACGATACCCGTTCCTACGGCCCGCAGGAACGGCGATGATCTGGGCCGGCCTAGCCCTTTTGCTGGCCGCTGGACTGATCATCATCCTTGATCTATAGTCGGGCCTGCCAACTTTCTCCTGATCCTTCAAGCCCGCCAGGCCACAAGCCCGGCGGGCTTTTCTTTCACCCCTTCACGCGAGCGATGATGTCAGCCGCGCTGGGCTCAGGAAGATCCACCAGACGGCGCGCCTCGCTCTTGCTGCCGGTCCAGTCAGGCGCGCGGAAAACGTGCTTTTTCGTCGGGTGTTCGACCGAGTAAACCCGCCCCATATCTTCCCAACCGGCCTCACGGAAGGCGTGTAGCAGGGCAGGGACCACCAGCTTGATGTGCGCTGGCGCACGGGCTTGCAGGCCCTCCAAGAACCCCTGCCACGGCCCGCCAACGACCCCACGGGCGAACATGCCGATACGGTGAGTCATCTGTTCGACCAGCCACGCCTCCGACCCGCTCAGGCCCGCCTGCAGCATGATGGCCTTGGCCTCGGTCATCGGCGGGGCGGCGCCAGGCTGGAACGTGGACACGTCACGGGCATGCAGCCAAGCCGCCACCGAAGCCAGGCCCCCGCCCGCGTACCACGCCCACAGGCGAGCCGCAGCGTCAGGGGGCATGATCTCGGCCTCGGACCACAGGACGAACCATCGACGATCATCACTGGGCAGTGAGATGGCGGCGCGCTCGTTACTGAACGCCAAGACCAAGAGCCTGTTCGCGGCGTCGTAGGGGTGCAGCCCCTTACGCTGGATTGAGATCAGTTCAGGCGGCGCGGCAAGCAGGGGCTTCAGGCGGTTCTCCAACGCGCGACGGTCGGACGCCTCGGGCTGGCGCAGTTCGTTCAGCACCAGCACTTCACTCTCAAAAGCGTATCCCCACTGGGAATTGATCTCCTCGTTCCGTACGGTTGCGACGTTCGTCTTCCCTTCCCCGCCCACCGCCCACAGGAACGGCGCCCAAAGCGAATCCTTACCACTGCCAGGCCGGCCAGCGTGCAACACACCGTGGTTGACTTTGATCGACGGGTGCTGAACCTTGAACGCCATGATGTTGAGCACATGCTCACGCTCGGCGGCGTCGGGGATCATCCGCTCGGCATGCTCAAGCCACGGGCGCACCGCAGCGTCCGAGGCACCGCCAGTGACTGCCGGGCGCCCGTCGCGCCACTTGTTGCCGTACACGCCACCTGCACGGGCCACCAGCACGTCATCGCCCGCGCTGTACGCGATACCGTCCAGCACCCGCCCGCCCTTGGTCTGACGGTGCTCGTCAAAGCAGATCGACGCTTCGATTTTGGGGTTCTTGCCGTGGATCGACCGGCAACTAACGTGCCGGAACAGCGCGTTGAAGTTCGTCCGCGTGAACTGGCGCCGCTCGCGCATGTCGAAGTACGCATCATCGGACACAACGTAAGCAAACCGGGACCACCAGTCGGCCTTGTCGGTCCGCGCAGCCTCGGCCCGGTCCACCTCGGCCATCACCTCGGCCACCGCACCGGCCAGTTCGGGCGTGGGGGTCAGCCGCCCGATGGTCTGCAGCATCGCCTGCTGCAGCAACTCATCCCGCAGGCCAGGCGTGTGCTTTGGCCCGCCCCGCTCGGCCACCCACTCCAAGAACCAAGCGCTGTCGAGGTCGATGCAGTGCGAGTGCAGGCAGCAGAACGCCCTTCCTGAAGGCAGGTAACGGCCCTCGGGGTTGCCGTCGGTGTGGGCCTCGGCGTTGGGGCACACGACCCCCATCCAGCCCTCGGTGTTCGGACGCGACAGAACCAAGCCCTGCTCGGATAGCCATGTCGCCACGTCATCAGCCCCGTCATCGGACAGGCGCACCGGGCGCGGCCCCAACGACTCCACCACCTCGGGCGTGACGCCCAAGCCGGCGCAGATCTCGGCCAGCGTGTACTCACGCCCGGGCGTGAACTCCACCAGGCGCGAGACGAACGAGTCCTTGCCGGGCTTGAAGTTGACGCTGCCGGGCAGTCGGAAATTTCTGACCGGGTTGCAGGCCCCCGCGTCGGTGTAGCCCGCAGCGGCGATGGCGTTGATCGCGCCGACAAACTCCAGCTTGGTCGGCTGGTCGCTGAAGACGTAGCCCCACTGATAGTTCCCGGCTGACGTCTCCATGATCCACGTCGGGGCCAGCGGGGGCGTCTTGCTCTTGGTGCCGATGTCGTCCAGCATCATCACCAGCACATATTCGCAATTGGCGGCGCCTGCGCTGGGCTTGCCCTCAATGAAGCGGTCGATGATAAACGAGGCGGTGTTGCCGAACCACGCCTCACCTTCCTTGATCCGCCGCGTGGGCAGGTACGCCGGCCAAGACGCCTTGATCGCGCCGTTGGCGTGGAACTGCATTTCCCCGTTCACCAGGCGCGGTGTCTGCCGCACGATCAGCGCCGTCTCGCCAGCAGGCGCGAGCGCGGCGAGGTACTCAATGAATTCTTGTGATGTCATTTGCCAAGTCCCCTCATATGTTTTGCAACTCTGCGCGTAATCTTTTAGCTGCAGTTTCAAAATGCACGGGGTCAATTTCCACGCCGATAAACGGCACGCCCCGCCGCAAGCACGCCAACCCGGTCGTACCGCTACCCATAAACGGGTCCAGCACCACGGTATCCTGCGTCGCTTTGGTCTGCTGCAGGCACCAATCCATCAGCGCAACCGGCTTCTGGTTTGGATGCAACTTGCGCGCGCCTTTGCTTATGTTTTCTTCTCCGCGACGGCAGACGCCGCGCCACAATTGCCGGTGCATTCGCGGCACGCCGGGCAGGTTTGTCCACGCCATCTCAACATCCGCGCCGTCGTCTGGCGTGGTGTTTTCTCGCTTGTCCCACACTAGCCATTTGCCGTTTGGCGGCAGTTTGTCGGCGTAGTAGTTAGCGCCCCACATTACGGCCACTGGTGCTATCTGCAGCAAAGGTTGGGGGTCGAACGGTTCGGCGTTACCCACGATGGGCGCGTGCTCTTGGGTAGGGCGCACCCATTTATCCCTGCTGCGCTTTTGACGGTAATCATTACCGTAGGGCGGGTCAGCCAACAGGATGTCGGCGCGCAAGTCTAAATTGCGCCAATCACCCAAATACAATTTACAGCACCCAATTTGCGTCATCATTTGCCGTATCTCTCCATTGTTTTGATGCCAATGCCCAGCGGCAGACCCGCCGCCCATGCTGGCGGGTTGGTCATCACCCGCTTCATCAGTTCGGTTGTTCGCGCAGGCTCGCTCGTCTCGCAGACGATTTCGTCGTGGACGTGCAAGACCACATCCTCGCCCTCGCGCTCAAGTTCACGCAGCGCATACCGCAAGATGTCATGCGCCGCGGCTTGCGTGACGTTCTCACATGCCAGACCCGGCCATAAGCGCGCGCGAGGCCACTCCTTGGCATCAGCGGCGGGTTTCCAAGAGGCTTTGGCGTAGCTGATGCCATCGGAGTCAAGTCTTGCGTGGGGGTAACAGAGTATGCGCCCAGACGGCAGCGCGTACCAGAGATGAGTCCCATCGAACAAGTAGGACACTCGCCCTGCCGGCACCGCCTGACCCTTGCGCCGCATGGCACCCATGTAGGCCCGCTCAAGATCACTCCAAAACAGCGGCGCCCACGGGTTCGCCTTGCGCCAGGCGCCCACCATGCGCTTGGCCTCATGCTCGGGCAGGTTCACGCCATACACGCGCCCCATCGCGGCGAACGCGCCCACGCCACCCCCGAACCCGCAGGCGAGTTCCTGCACCTTGCCGATCTGGCGCTGCCCGGTGGACACAGCGTCCTCGGCTTCGTAGCCGGCCAAGATGGCGTCGTATGTGGTGCCGAACGTCGCTGCAGCGTTGACGATGTAGGCATCCAGCCCACGACGGAACGCCTCCAGCTTGGCGTCGCCCGCAGGCGTTGCGGCCAGCCACGGATTCACGCGGCCTTCGATGGCCGACCAATCAGCGACGACGAACTGCTTGCCCGCTGCCGGGATCAGCGCGGGCCGCAGCATTCCCTTCAAGACGTCCGTCACCCGCTTGCCGAACGCAGGCACGATTTGATGTCCACGGCACATCGCATGACGGACGGCCTGCGGATCTTTGGCGACCTTGCGGGCGAAGTTGTGGACTTGCAGCCCGTAGCTGGACGCCCGCCCCGTGGCAGCACCGCCAGCGAACACGAACGCGCCGCGCACACGGTGATCTTCGACATCCGCAAGCGCGGCCATACGGACGAACTTGGCGACCGACGATGCCCAGAGGTCGTCTGCGCACTGAATGACGGTTGCCGCGTCGGGGGGTACTTCATCAGGGTTTTCCTCTGCTAGGATCAGCAGCGCGGCACGGACGGTTTTGTCGATGGACTGCTTTTCTTCTCCGTCTTTGTGGACCGTCATCAAACGGCGCGCTTCGGGGCCAACGCGTTCCCATACCCACTCGCGCATCCGGGGCGAGCGCACTGACGTGATCTCGCCGTCCGTCACCTCACGCACCTCCTGCTGGATGGCGTCAAGTTCCTCCACAGCGTAGGTCTGCGCGGCCTTGGCGAGGTCTACGTCCACCAGCACGCCACGGTCGTTGATGCGCTCGTTCGCCCAGTAGTCGGACAACTCCTCGGCAGACAGCGGGCGCAGGGCCTTGCTGATGGCCCGCATCGCACGCACGTCCTGAGCGCAGTAGTCAAACAGGTCGGCCAGGTCTTGCTCGGTGTGCTTGAACGGCGGGATGCAGCACTTGCGCACCAGCGCAGCACCCTTGTGGTCCTTGCGCATACTGGCGCCGGCAAACCGACCGACGTCCTCCAACGAGCCCGGCGCGCAGTTGGAGCGGGCCTGCGCTGCGGTGCAGTAGAACTGGTCCAATGACGGCTTCGGCACTGGGTAATCGTTGCACAGCACGAACCAGAAGATCAGCCGTTCAAACGCCGCGTTGTGGGCGCAGATGCGCTCACCCAAGTTGATGGCGTTGATCACCGTGCCCGGAAACGGCTGGTCTGGTGTCCAGACCTGTACCTCCTCATCATCATGCGCATACGCCATGCACAGCACTTCTGTGCTCGCGTCCTGCGCGTAGTTGTAAACGCCCGCGACCGTGAGGTCGCAGTCGGATTTTGTTTCGAAGTCACACCAGATGGGCATAAAAAAGATGGCCCCGGAGGGCCACCCTTACTCTCAGGCCGCGCGACGACGACGGCCAGTCGGTGCCGGCTCGGCGGCAGTCTCCCCGGCAGACTCGGTGGCTTCATCAGCCGCGCCATCCATGCCGACCCAGTGCTGCACCTTGAACTCGGGCGTGTAGACGCGCCCGTAGGACTTGTGCTGGTAATGATCCTTCCCGAGAACGATCACAGGCACCGGCTTGGTCTGATCCTTCTCCACTTGCGTGGCGATCTCGACCGCCAGCGTCTGCACTGCGCGCTTGCCGCCGACAGAAGTCACGGTATACCGCGCCTCCATGCCGGCATCTTCGCCGCTGATGCACTTGAGCGAGAACCCCACCTGTGCCTCCCAACCCCGCTTGGCGCCGGGGGGCGCCACGTCGAGTTCGGGCAGCGGCTGGGTGATGCCGACCATCTTCTCGCCCAGCACCTCCCCCTCACCCCACGCGATGAAGCCGTGGACGAAACTGAAGGGATTGACGGCCCACAGGGAGCCGTCTTCCACCTCGGTCTGATCCGCGCCAAACACCCAGTGGCCCGTCTTGTCCATCTTCACGATGACGGTGGCAGAGCCCACGTCAGGTGCGATGGCCCGCAGGGCAGTGGAGAGGGAGGAAACTGCCGGCAGACCGGCTTGAGAGAACGCAACGATATTGGACACGATTGAACCTTTCACTTCAGTTTAGAAAGAGCAGCAACGAGTTGCTGCCCGATGAGCACCGCCGCTGGCCGGGGATCGCTCTCCGGTGCGAGGGTGTTGCCTGACGAGACGCTCACGACCTGATTGGCCGGAAACGTGACGCCTTGCTCCTTGCAGACCTTCTCCATCTGAGCAGGACTGCGCAATTTGATTTCTTGGTAGACAGTGGGGCAGATGCCGGCGTTCAGCCAGACAACGTGCATCCCCTTGTCATCGGCCCACTGACGGGTCGCCCGCTTGGGCACCAGTTTATAACCCGGCACGGCCATGCCCTTCTCCAGCCGCGCCTGCGCCAGCTTGCGGGCGTCAGCGATGAAGTCCTCCAGCCGCTCGGCCAGCGCCAGCGCCTGGCCCAGCGCCTCGGGGTCCACCGTGGCCAGCGCCGTATGCGTCACGCGGTCCACCGCGCCGCTGACTTGCGGGCAGATCGGCTTGGCGGTGCACCACCGGCAGTGGTCGCCGATCACGATGGGGGCGTCGGGGCGCTTGGCGGCTTGCACGGCCACGACCAGTTCACGTTCAAACTCATGCACGCGCTTGAACGTCGTCACCCAGCGGCGCACATGGGGCGGCTGGACGATCACGATCTCGACCTCAGTCGCACCGTCAAAGGCCCACTGCACCTTGCTGGTCTTGAGCGCCGCAGCAGCGTAGAACAGCCCCTGCTCGCTTTCCTCGGCCTCAACCATCACGCCGTCGCCGAACTTCCAGTCCAGCACGACAGCGCGGTCACCCACGCGCCCGATCAGGTCAGCGTTGCCGAAAACGCCTTCCAGCGCCTTGACGCCCTCAAACTCGACCTCGACCTCCTGCACGAACTGCATCGTCTGCTCGGGGTCGATCTGGTCGAGCGCGTCGATGCAGAACTGCAGCTTCTCGGCCTGCTCGGGCGACAGGTTGTGCTTGGCGATCACGTCGCCCATCTCGCCGTCGGCCAGCAGGTCTTCCATGCAGCCGTGCAGGAGCGTGCCCTCCTCGGCGTACTTGGACGACGCCTGCGGCGGCATCTTGGCAACGAGCGCCACGCTGCCGGGGCAGTTGATGACGCGCTTGGCGGAGGAGCCGCCGACTACTTTACTGTGTTGCATCTGAACTCCAGTGAACTGATGAGGTCTGCAGTGTAGCCGACAAAAAAGACTTGCACAAGACTTTTTTCCGCTATAAAGTTACGGACATGGCCCAACACAAAATTTCGGAGAAGCCGATTGACCCGCACATGTTCCTGCGGCGGTGCTTTGACTGCAACCGCAACGTCAGGGACGGCGAAGGCAGCAGCTACCAGCATCGGCTGTGGCGCTGCGCAGCATGTACAGCAAAGAGGAGAAGCAATGCTTGAGAGAGATGTCGAACGCAGGCTGGTCAAGGGTGTCGAAGCCCTCGGCGGCAAGGCGTACAAGTTCGTATCGCCCGCTCACCGTGGTGTGGCCGACCGTCTGGTCGTGCTGCCTGGTGGGCGCGTGTGGTTCGTCGAGGTCAAGACCAAGTCGGGCTATTTGTCCCCGCTGCAACGGGTTTTCCGCGACGACATGAGTTTGATGAGATGCAACTACTGCTGCCTGTACGGCGCCGCAGACGTGGATCACTTCTTGGATTGGGTGGTGACAACATGAAAATTCAGCCTGTTTCGCTGAAATTTGCGCAAGCGTTTGTGCGCGAGCTGCACCGGCACAACAAACCGCCAACCGGACACAAGTTCAGCGTGGGTTTGTTTTCTGATGCCCGTTGCGTAGGCGTTGCGGTTGCGGGGCGGCCAGTGGCGCGCGCGCTTGACGACGGGCTGACGTTAGAGGTTACGCGCACGTGTACGGACGGCACTCGCAACGCCAACTCCATGCTGTACGGGGCGATTGTTCGCGCCGCAACAGCGCTTGGCTATCGCAAGTGCGTAACTTATACGCAGCACGGCGAGAGCGGGGCCAGTTTGCGTGGTGCCGGTTGGGCGATAGCCGCTGAGTTGCCGCCGCGTAAGGGCTGGGATGCCCCTAGTCGCGCGCGGCTTGACATTGGAAGCGGCGGCGTTGCTCGTACAAGATGGGAGCGCGTATGCAATTAAGGCCATACCAAGAGCAAGCCGCTGACTTCCTGTACGAGCACGACCGGGCGATGATTCTCGCGCCGGTTGGCGCGGGCAAGACGGCCATCACGTTGACGGCCATGCGCGATCTGGTGGCTGCAGAAGACATCCGCTTCCTCGTCGTCGCGCCGTTGCGGGTGGTCACTTCGGTCTGGCCTGTGGAGGCCACCAAATGGGCGCCGCCGCTGCGCGTGCGGGTGGCGGTCGGCACGCCCGCCCAGCGTAAAGCAGCACTTGACAGTGACGCTGACGTCATCGTCACCAACTACGACAACCTGCAGTGGCTCGCCGAGCAGGACGTGGAGTTCGATGCAGTGGTGTTCGACGAGTTGACGCGGCTGAAGAACCCCAGCGGCAAACGCTTCAAGGCGTTTGAGAAGGTCATCAAGTCCGTCGAGATCCGCTGGGGTTTGACCGGATCGTTTACCAGCAACGGGCTGGAGGATGTGTTCGGGCAGTGCAAGGTGATCGACCAGAGCCTGCTGGGCCGCAGCAAGGGCGCGTTCATGCAGCAGTACTTCTACCAGAACAACCGCGGCACGCACACCGAGTGGGAGCCCCGGCCTGGCTCGCTGCCCGCCGTGATGCAGCGCATCAAGCCGGCCACCTATGTGCTGGAGCCTGGCGAGTACAAGGACAAGCTGCCCCCGCTGCACACGGTGGAGATGCCCTGCAGCATGGCGATGGACGACTACGCCAAGATGAAGAAGGATTTCGTGCTGCAGTTCGGCAACGAGACGACCATTGCGCAGAACGCGGCGGTCGTCACGCAGAAACTGCAGCAGATGTCCAGCGGGTTCCTGTACACCGACTTCGGGCCGCGGTGGTTGTCGCCGCACAAGTTCGACGCGCTGGACGACATCCTGTCAGAGAACCAGCACGCCAACACCATCGTCGTCTACAACTACGTCGAGGAGTTGGCCGAGTTGCGCAGGCGTTACCCCACGCTGGCGGCGATGGATGAGAAGTGGGACGTCATCAAGGGTTGGAACGCCGGCCAGGTGCGGCTGCTGGCCATCCATCCCAAGAGCGCCGGACACGGGTTGAACCTGCAGCACGGCGGGCACCACATGATCTGGCTGTCGCTGCCGTGGTCGCTGGAGTTGTACGAGCA